ATCTGGGTGGAATCGAACACGACGTATGTATCTGTCGGCTTGGTTTTCACCCCATTATTGTAATCGTCTTTTACGTTTCTAATAATAACTCCGTCGTGACCTTGTTCCTGTGCTTCTTTGATAACATTAGATGTTTCCCCACGGCGTTGGGCATCCCTCCAGTTCGCTCCGTTCGCCTCTACAATAAGCGGGTTTTTCATGCTAAGATACGCGGGTATGATGTTGGGCTCAGCATTTTGGTAATCGAAAGCCCTGGTATCATCGGCGTATGTTTTCGCGGTTTGCTTCGACGGTGTGAACCAATGTGCTCCTTTTGTTTTACCCGTCCAACGGTTCTTGAAGGTAGCATCGTCCTTCATAAATCTGGCATCTGGACTCCCATGATACACCACCAGTGGCTTTCCTTCAGCGTCAACTACCTTCGACTCGCCAAACCAGTTCTTGAAGTTCTCATCAATGTTGATGTTGCCTTCCTGGTTATAGGTGATGCCGCTTTGATCCTTGTTAAGCTCTCCCATCTCCACCTTGTAGGGCTTCATCTGGTAGAGCTCGGCGGGAGTGATGCCCATTTCGGAGGCGATGTTTGCGTACATGTTGGCGGCCAGGCTTGACTGCATCCTGGACACCGAAGGGCTGTATATGCCCGTGGCGATCAGCTGGTCGGCGATGGTCCTTTGCACCTCGGCCATGCTCTGGGTCCATTCCTTGCGCTCGGTTTGCTTGGCGGCGATCTGGTCGGCCTTGGCTTGAAGATCCGGGGCTATCTTGGCAATCTCGGCCAGCTCGGCGATGGAGACAGCATCCGGTGCGGAGCGCAGGTGCGGGTTGAGCATGTCGCCGATCTCGGTGCCGGCCACTTTGCCCACGAAGTCATTCATCGGGATGACGAGATCGCCTCCCGTCACCTTGGCCTCGTCGAAGATCTGCGGGTCGATGCCCATGGCGGCCACAGCCTTGGCCGGATCGATCTTGTTCTCGGTCATGGCCTGGGCGAAGACGTTGGCGTCGACGTAGAGGTTTTCGACAGCACCGTCCGTCGTGCCGGCCAGGTGGCCCGTGATGGCATCCGCAAAGCCCTGATAGGTCTCAGGGTCGCGCTCGCGTACCTGCTGCGCCTTGGAGGCATCGGACAGATCGGTAAGCGATTGCTGGAAGCGGCGGGTCTTGACGTGCAGGGCGGCATTCATAAGCGCCGACATGGTGGCACCCACCGCAGCTCCGATGCCGCCGGCATGGGCCGCTTCAGCCAGGCCTACCTTGGCGTCAGGGTTGGTCAGGGCGATGTGGGTAATATCCTGCAAGAGGTTCTCGGAGGTTTCCTGGACGCCTTCGGATGCAGCCCCTTCCGCCAGCCGCAGGGCATAGCCGGCCAGCTTGCTCTTGAGCATGGTGACCTGGGCGGGCTTGACCATGCCGGCGAAGAGCTTGCTGGTGAGATATTCGGTGATGCCGGTAATCGCACCGCCGGTCAATACCTCGACATCCTGGGCGTTCTGGTCGGCCTTCTGGGCTACCTTGTCCTGCTCTATTTTCTGCTTCATCTGGTGGGAGCCCTGGCCGATCAGCAGGCCTACGCTGGCCGCCCGGGTAACCGGGTTGAACATGGACCCGACCTGGCCTATCACCTGGCCGATGCCCTGGGCGTACTGATCCACGTTGGATGCCTCGCCCTTTGGCGCAAAGTCCTTGAAGTACTTCTCGACCTTCGGGCCGACCGTCTCGAACCACTCGGCCGTGATACTCTTTGAGCCGGTGAGTCTCTCGAGCGAGCGGAGCGTATCGCCCATGCCGGTGAGGCCTTCACCGATAAACGTGCCGCCGGCACCGGAAGCGAGGTTGCGGGTAAAGCGCTCGACCTTTGCAAGCGCACCGGACTGATCCTGCGCCAGGGCGGCGAAATCCGCGTCGGTGTATTTCTCGCGGGTGGCGGGTGCCTCGGTAGTGTTCTGCTGCCAGGTGGTGAGGGTGGCCTGCTGTCTGGCAGTAACAGGATCTCCCTGCACGGCCGCCACAGGGACACGAAGAATCTCTGAGATGCGCTTCTGCCGGGCGATCTCTTCCGGGCTGGAGTCGATAGCAAGGTTTGCACTGGCGGCAAGGCGGGCCCGTTCTGCCTGGTCCCGGTCTTCCATCTGCTTCAGATAGTCATTGACTTCCATCTATTCGGTCTCCTGGTAGGTAACGGCCGCGCTCGGGGTGACGGAATACAGATACTCACGACGGATGTTGGCCTCGGTCGGGGCGTATCGCGGATCCTTGGTGCGATTGTATTGTAACTGCATAGCCTTCGAGAGCTTCTCCCGGTCGGCCTTCGGAATGACCACATTCTTCACGTCACTCGGAGTCAAAGACAGGGCGGGCTTCTTGGTGTTCCACGGCCCTATTCTATCAATCAGAATCTGCTTGCTCGCTTCCTTCTTGATGAACTCCTGCTTTTCCTGGCGCGTCATCGGCTTGTTGCGGTTGCGCTGCTCGATGTCGATGGCCTGTTCGACCCGGAACTTCAGAGCGCCCACTTCGCTGCGCTTGCTGGCGTTCTTGCTGTACGGATCGAGATTGAGACTGACGGCCAGATTGTTGAAGTCGTCGCTGTCCATCTTGGCCTCGCCGAACCGCTTCGGATCCTGGAGAGTGTCCCATACCCCAAGCAGGTGCAGCGTGCGCTCCATGCCGAACTCGCCGCGCTTGGCTTCGACCTGTGCGCGGGTCATCCTCCGAAGGACGTTAGGATCGCTGATGGTCAGGTACTGATCCCCGTTCTTGAGGTAGGCCATGTGCTCCCGGCGCTGCATCTCGGAGAGCGCCCTGGACGATTCAGCGGCGGCACGGGCTGCGCGGGTTGCGGCCTCTTCGCCCACATCCTTTCGGATCTTACGGCGCTCGAGGTCGGTGAGGGAAAGCCATTGCGGTGAGAGCTGGATCTGCCTGGTGATCTGGCCGCCGGCTTTATCCACCAGGCCCCATACAGCGGAGACATTCTGCGCCGTCGTCTCTTTCTGCTGGTCGTTCCATGAAGCGGCCCGCTCCTTGACGCCTGCGATGGCGGCTCTCTGGACGTCCTCGTTGTCGCCGGCTTCACGGCGCACCCTGGCTTCCAATTCATAGAGCGGCACGCCGGAATTGAAGTCCTTGCCTTGCGCCCATTCCCCGAAGACCTTCTCGGCCAGGTTGTCGGCATCGGTTGCGGTCGTGGCGATCTTGAGATGCTCGGAGAGCCCTCGGCGCTTGTCCACGTCGATGTCGTTGAGGTAGGTACCGTAGTATTCCTTGGCGTCTTTGCTCATGCCGTTGCTGATCATGGTGCCGATGACCGATTCGTGCAGCTTGGTCATCTCGCCTACGCGAAACTGCTTGTAGGTATCCGAATCAACCGGGACGCCCTGGTTGAGGGCGGCTTCCCTGATACGGGCTTCGTAGCTTGACATGGCATCGGTGAACTGCTTGCTGTTCGGATCCTTCCAGAACGTCCACTGGTTGAATGCGGCTGTTCTGGCCCGCCCGATTCGCCCCTCGTCCTCTTTGATGTTCCAGGCCTTGAGGTTCCCCAGGGCATATGTCTGGACGCTCGAAGAGAAGGTCTGCATCCGGGCGTTGGCAATCTTTTCAAACATGCCCTGCTGCAAGGGGTCGGAGATCGAGCCCTGGATCTGCCGGATCTTGTCCCGGGCCTCCTCGAGCATCACCGGCATCGCATCCACGGCATCCTTATTGGTAAGCTGCTTGTACTTGAACTCCATATCCTGGAGGGCGCCGAACAGCTCGTTGTCGTTTTGCTTGGCGCCCGCTTCGGCCAGGTTGTCATGCACCTGCAAAGCGAGGGTGGCGAGGTTCTCGGTAGCCTTCCCCTGGGCGAGTGCCGCTTCCGGGGCGTAGTTTTTAGACTCGGGTGCAGCTACTGGGTTGGTCTGTTGGGCGGTAGGCTCGACAGAGGGTAGCAACATAGGCATTATGCACCTCCCAGGAGGCCGGACAGTTTATTGTAGCGATACCAGTTAGAGGCAACACTCGACGCTGACCCGATCATCGAGGGGACTGCCGAGGCAAACGGGTTGATGCTCTCGGCGGACGTGCCGGCCAGAAGCGACTGGTTGGCATAGTTGGTGGACTGGGTGCGGGCTCCCCATGCCGCCCTTACCGCGTTGGCATTGATCTGGAGCATGTCGGTTTCCTTGGCCAGCTCTACGGAGGCCATCTCCTCGGCAGCGCTTCCCACGCCGCCCTGGATGCCGCGGGATCCCTGCGAGACGACACGCTTGCCCTTCTCCTGGCCGTACTTCTGGGACACCATGCCGGCCTGGCGCTCGCCCTGTTGCAGGATGCTCTGCGCGGACTGTTCGGCCAGTCTTGCATTGATGGCCGCCATGTTCGACTGGAACTCGAGCGTGTCCTTCTGGCTCTTGGCCGAAAAGTAGGTGCCGATGCCGGACTGGATTGCGCCGAAGATGCCAAGCACGGGAGCCACGCCGCCGGAGAACTCCGTCATGTTGAAGGAGGATGCAGCGGGCGTGGTCAGTAACGTCCCGGTGTTGAGACTGGATAAGTTTCCGGTGTCCTGGTAGGACAGAAACCCGGAATATGGAGTTAAAGCCATGGTGAACCTCCATTCAATCGCGTACTACAAAACATGTGGGTTAGCCTCCGACCGACACTTCAAGGGTAAGCGCAACGACCGAAAGCGGGAGCGGATCTTCCTGGCGTACAAACACCTGGCCGCCCGATGCCCAGGACGGTGTCAGCACGATCTGTATCTCGTCGGATACCAGTGCCGGTGCCACGCCGTAGGGCTCGGTGGTGCGCATCTTGGCTTCCACCAGGTGCTGCTCATCCGGACCGATAAAGACACCCGAAGAGCGGAACACGCGCAGCCAGGCCTTGTTGATGTTCTTCATGCGGCCCTGGCCGTAGCTGCCGTCCACCTGCAATGCAAGCGGAAGCGTCTGGATGTCGGACTGGATGGGAAGCCCGATCTGTACTTTGCTGGCCTCGACGTCCAGGGTGATGGCCCCGTCCGTTACGACACGGGGCGACTGCACGGCCCCGTCGGCCAGGATGTTTACGGTCTGGCCCTCGAGCCAATCAAGACCGCTGATCTCGTCTGCCGGTTCGCCGTCATAGGTCGCGCCGCAATCGACAAAGTAGGCATCGGCCTGGTCGACAAACTGCCGTGAGGCCATGCGCTCGACAAACCGATAGCTCTCTTCTCCGAAGGTGCGACGGACCACCACATAGAGAACGTCCTCGCCGTCCTCGGCCACCACGGCGCAGCTCTCAAAAGAGCCGTTTGTGGTGTCGTGCTGGTGCCAGGCGCCGATCTGCTGCTCGGGCACATAGGTGAGACCCAGGAGCTTGCCGGTATCCGAGATGAACCACAGGGTCGGCTGCGGGGCCTTGGCGTAGGTCAGGTCCAGGATCTCGTGCGAATCGAACAGGTGAGTCGCCCGGATGGAGAGATCGCCCGTGATGAAGCCGTTGGCCTGCCAGTTGTAGGAGCACTCCCGAATGTGTCCGCCGCGGGCCGCGCAGTAGATCATGTTGTTGTTCACGATCACGGGCTGGACGTTCGATGCCCCGATGTAGCTCTGGGGCTTGACGCTGATTGAGGTCGGCGTGATGGCATCCGAGTTGATGGACGTCACGCGCCACTCGGCCGCAGAGGTCAGAAGCATCAGCTGGGACAGCGGTACGATATGCCGGATGGTGTTCGCCTCCCTGGCGGCCACCCGGATGGCAATGCGGTCATCGTCGCGGATAGGCAGGGAGTAGCTCATGTTGCTCTCGGTGCCCGCCCGGGTCATCCAGATGTTCTGGGGCTGGCGGATGGTGCCGGCAAAGGCACGGCGCTGCTCGTAGTAGCTGACCGCGCCAGGGTAATCCGCCCCGGTGAGATCGGCTGCGCCGAAGACCACTCCGGATCCGCCGGCAGCCGTGGTCACGGAGATGGTCGGATCGGTATAGTCCCGGCCGGAATCCACCACGTTGATGGAGATGATCTCGCCATCGCTTATGACGGGAGACAGTACAGCACCGGTGCCGGTGTCATCGGTTACCGTCAGCACAACCACGTTGGTGCGCGGGTTGACGTTGACCGTACCGAGAATGAAGCCCGTACCGCCCGGCTCGGGCGTTTCACCGCCGACACCAGGGTCGCTGATCGTCAGGGTCGGGCCCGTGTAGTTGGAGCCGCCGCTGGTGACGCCGATGGCCGTGATGATACCGGAGCCGTCACGGGTAATGCTCAGGACAGCCCCGCTGCCCGTAGGGTCGGTCAGGCTATAGGTGGTGTTGGACGTATAGCCCGATCCGCCGTTCTGGATCGTTACGGCGGTGATGTTGCCGCCGGTGTAGGTGGTGCCATAGCCGCTGCCGCCATCCGTCACCGGAACCGATGCGATGCCGTTGGTGCGGAATGCGATGTCATAGGTGGGCGGGGTCTGCGAGAGATCCGGGGCGATGTTGTCGTCCACCATGGACAGGCCGGTCGTATTGCCGATGTAGCCATACACGCCGCCCTGCTGCTTGTAGATGTAGTAGCGGGTCGCGCCGGTAGAGGCTGACCATTGGACGGTGTTGTATCCGCCCGTCTCGTAGACGTTGCCCCGGCAGGTAGCCTCAACGGACTGCGAGGACTCGCTGACCCCGTCGACGCCAATGGACGTGACGACATAGTAGTAGTCGTACTTGGCGGTCTCGCAGGTCGGGGTGGCCGTAACGTCGGAAGGCGGCTGAACGGTCGGGGCGAAGCTGATTTCGGCCAGGTCCCAGTTGGTCACTCCATAGCGCCGCAGCTCGGAAGGCGGGTAGCTCGGGTGCACCAGGGTGAGCACGTCAGCCGACTGGACGTGGTGAATGTCGAACAGGTCATCGGCCTGGTAGGGCGTTTCCACTTCGTAGGGATCGTCGCCGTCCATGATGGTGGCGCCGTTATGGTGGAAGCGGATGTACTCTTCGCCAAACTCCAGCACCACGGTGTCGGTGGTGTTGAACGTAAACGGGATGAGGCGCACGGCCTTGGTGGAGTCTTTGACTTCCCTGACGAACGCAAAGCCGGGGCGGTTTTCCACGGGGCCCGTCGGCTTGACCAGGAAGTTACGGAGCAGGGAAGCGCCGGACTGGTACTTGACGTCATCGATGCGGCCGAACATCTCGGGTGAGACTTCCCCGCCGGCAAAGGAGCGCTGGAGTGTTTTCACATTGGCCACGGTCTACCTCCCGGACATCCAGGGCACGATTTGCTGAGGGTGGATACTGCGCTGCACGGCGTCTGACTGGGTAGCCTCGACGAAGTGGGCCTGGAACATCTGGTAGCAGCGCTTGCCCTCGGCGGCGCCCACGTCACCCTTGATGATCGGGCCGGCCAGCATTGATGCAAGCAGCCACGCGAGCGAAGAGGTAAAGAGCGGCGAGAACTTGGTGGTGTCGGTCACGGAGGCCGTGTAGCGCAGGAGCGCGTTTACCTGGTCGGTGCATATCACCTGGGCGCCCGTGGAGAGCGTCTCGATGCTGTAAGGCTGCGGGGTGTAATAGGCGGCCGCAGGATTGACCTGGGGCTCATGGTAGCCATAGGTATCAAACGAATACGAGGGAGCCGAGTAGTCATTCACCGCATCGGGCGGGATCACCGAGATGACGTTGATGACGTTTGCGGGCATCGCATAGACATACTTCCATTGATTCATCGTAGCGGTCAGCAGCGCGAGCGGCGCCCGGCGGGTTGCGAATCCCCAGCCGTGCATCTCAAGCAAAGTGTCCCGGGCGATCGGGTAGAACCGGGCGCAGTGCTCGGCCTGGGCGGATCCCTCGGGCGGGTTGATGCTTGCTACCGTGGCGGTATCACCCAGGTGAGCCAGGGCGATATTGCATATTTGTACGTCGCTTGCCATGCTGTCCTCCTAGAAAAAAGGGGGCGCAGTATAACCTACGCCCCCCATGTGGTAAACCTGACTGCCTACTCCTTTTTACGGCTGCGCTTGGGAGCGGATGCTTCAGCCGGCTCGTCTCCCAGGTCCTCGTCTTCTACCAACTCAAACAAGTACCCCGGATCCGCATCAGCCAGCTCTAATACTTCGCCTTCGGATATAAGGCGCCCGAAGATGAAGGCTTTCTGGAGAGCTTTAAATTTCGGCATGTCGTCCTCCCGTTACTTCACGCTGAAGCCGGAGGTGTAGAACTTCTTACCATCCTGGATAGCTTCAACGATGTCGGTTGTTACCTTGCCTGCGCCAGCGCTGTTGTCGCCAGCGGTGGTGTAACGTGCGCCGATGTAAGCCTTGCCCGTGGAACCGATCTTCGGCGGGACAGGCAGGACGATGTTGGCGCCGGCGGTGAGGCTTGCGTAGCCGACCGCGCCGGTGGAAGCCAGGACAACCAGGTTGGTGGTCAGGGCTGCGTTGTCGGCAGCAACGATCTCGAAGGTCACGCTGGTAGCAGCGGATGCCACAGCGGTGGTGATTGCGAAGTTGAAGAACAGCTCTTTGCCTTCGCCAAGGTCACGGACGCCGCCGCCCTTGCCGGTTACGCCAGTGGTGCCGGTGTCGTGGGACAGGTTGATGGAATAAGTGGACAGCGCCGAAGTGGCGTTGAGTGTCAGGACTTGATCTTCGCTGACGCGCAGGTTCTTATCGGTGATCATGGTTTGTTTCTCCTCTCGAAATTAAGTAAAGGGTGAAGGGGCGGCGGACCGCCCCCTATGATTAAATTGCAGCCTCGGTGTTCAGCAGTGAGTCAACACGGCGGAGTGGTACTCCGAGGAATGACAGCCAGCTGTACGGTGTGCCGAACTGGCTCAGGCCTTCGTTGATCTTGAGGACGTACTGGCTCTTGTCGAGGGCAGCGATAGCAAGGCCGGAGTGGACGGTACGGTTCATGTAGAATGCCGCACGGCCCATGGCCATGTTAGGGATGCGGTAAAGAGCGCGGGCCATCAGCTTGATCAGCGCAGTGGAAGCGCTGGCTGCCTGGGTGTCGCTCTGTGCGACCAGATGAGTCGTGTCGATGTTGGCGATACGGACAACATAGCGCCAGTCTTTTACGACCAGGCCGTTCTTCCACTGGTAACGGGTAGCCAGTGCCTGGAGGCGTGTCCCGTCGCTGTTGTACACGGTCTGCTCGCCGAGATCCTCATGGATGAGGCCTGCTTTGGAGCCTTTAGGGAACGGGCAGTAGACAGTGTTGTCGCCCCAGATTACCAGGTAGACAGAAGTGTTGACGGAAGATCCGCCGGTGGTTGTGCCGCCAGCGTCGATGATGTTCTGCTTGTTGCCGCCTGCGGACTTGTCGCTGTAACGTGCTGCAAGGCCCAGGAACTTCTTGGGGTCTGTGCCCGGATCGCCGTAGAACAGGCAGGATGCCATCTCCTGGTTCATCGCCTCCAAGAAAGCGGTGTCTTCGGAAAGACGGAATTGAGCCGTGTTGCCGTTGAGCATTGCGAGGTCTTTGTCCACTTCGGAACGTGCCTCGAGGATCGCGCAGCCTTCGTCTACCTGGGCAGTCGTTGACTTGCTTGAAGGGATACCTTGGTTGAGTGCGCGGTAGTAAACTTCCGGCAGACCCGTACGGATGACGACGCGCTCGCCGGTAGGCAGGTTGCCTTCCTTGAACACGCAGTCCTCGAGTACTTCGTTGGACTGTGAAAGCAATTCGGCCACGATGGGTACACGGCCATCGGGATCAACGCGCTTGGCCCAATCGGCCAGGGTCAGGTTCGTTGCGGTAAGTGCTGTAGTTGCCATGTTTCTTTCTCCTTGTTAGTTGGAATAAAGTGCTGATGCGTATTCGTTGAAGTTTTTAGGGGCGGCCTTGCCTTCCTGGTGCCCGCCGACAAAGTCGTCAGGCGTGATGGCCTTGCCTGCCCGGTAAAAGAACCGGATGAGTTCTGGGTGATTTCCAATCCCCGAGTCATTGATCAACTGCTTGAGCTCCGGGGTGCCAAATTTATCGAGAGCCGTCTTGGCCACCGCCAGGTTTTCGTTGAGCTTCGCCCCACCGAATTCCTTGTCGGACTTGCTGGCCTCAGCCCACTCGCTGCGGATCGCTTCGATCCGTTCCACGGTCTGCTGCTGCAGGACCGGGGAGAGCTTGTCGATCATCTTCTGGGCGGCCTCGTTTGTCAGGTTGAGCTCTCGGGCGGTCTCTTCATACGTCTTCAAGAACGCGCTGTCGAACTCTTCGCCCTCCGGTGCCTTCAGCTCATATTTCTCCGGGGCGCCTTCGGGTGCTTTTACCTCTTCCTGCTCTTGTTGCTGGTCCTGCTGCTGCTCTTGAGCCTGGTCAGTGGATCCCTGCTGCTCGGGCTCAGTCGATGTCTGCTCGCCTTCATTGGGTTGGGTGGCTTGCTCCATCAGGTTCTCTTCCATTTGCATTCTCCTTCACCATCGTAGGGTATAGGTCGGGGCAGTATGTATTGACAGCCTGTAAGGTTTGCAGTCCGTAATTCCTCTTGCCTTCCTGGAACGACATTACCATTGCCGTCGGATGGAACACGGGCTGAAACACACCAGCCTGCGACAGGAGGCGCCAGATGATCCGGCGGCCCCGCTTACTGCTCATCAACCATTTCAAATCAGATTCCTCCACCTCACGGACCAGCCGCGCCTTGGTGTCTTTGTCATCCAGGGCGTCGGTCTGGCCTTTGAGGTCGAGTGGATCATAGGTGCTGTTCATGCTTGGTTTATACTCTTAGTGTTTATTCTCATGGGTACTGTTATTTACACCGCTTCCGTTACGGTCAGGATAATCGACGGGATCGCCGATGTAGCTCATGTCAATCTCCTCTTAGGTGTAACCGCTGAATTGGGATAAAATGCCTTCGAGCGCGTTGCTGTCGCCCCCCATCGGGGCCTGCGCCAGATTCTTTGCGGTCTTGCTCTGCTGCTCGGCCAGGGCTGATTGCTGCGCCTGGGCTTGCGCCCCGGCCCGCTGTTGGCGGATGATCGCTACCTTGTCGTCTGCGACGATAAGATTCGGATCCACTCCGAGCATGTCGCTGTACGCTTCAGCCCACTTGTCCGAATCGAACTTGTCGAGTACGTCAGGCTTATACTGAGCAACAGCACCAAGGTTACCCACGAAACGATCAACACTGTTAGCTCCGACGGCCCTCTGGGCCTGCGCGAGCATGGAGACGAATTCGACATTGATCTCCACTCCCTTCATCTCTTCGGGAGGCGGGGGCAGGATGCCCGCCTTGACCATGTAATGGAAGGTGGTCTCGATGAGCGGATTGAGCAGCTCGTTGTGCAGCCGTTCAAGGACCGGACCCAGCATCAGGAGCTTTTCCTCGTGGCGCTCGGCCACCTCCGTTGCAGTCATGCGCGTATCAGTCGCATTTGCCAGCATGAGGAAAAGGTCCGCATAAAACGATCTGTTGATCCGGTCTCGTACGTCCATGATGTCCTGGAGCAGATGGCTGAGATCCAGGTTGACTTCATAAAGAGTCTTGATGCCGGCCTGCGGAGCGGACGGGTCGAAGTAGGTGACGCCGCCTGGCATCATGTCCACTTCGCGGTTCTTGAGCGAGGTCGGCACCTGCAGGGGCGGACGGGCCTTGTAGTCAATGCCCTGCGCTTTGCGGAGCTGCTCGTGCTGTAATTGCTTGACGTCGCCCAGGGCTTCCATGCCCGGGGAGTTTCCGTAGATGTCGCCACCGGACACGGCCCAGCGGGGCACCAGGCCAGGGAAGAGCTCGAAGCCCGATTCGCGCAGGTACTTGTTCGGGTTGCCGCCCACCTCAAAGTAGGCAGACATCCACGGCATGTTCTTGGCGTCCTTCTTGCGGGTGTCGCGGTCCGCCCGCGGCTCGATGGCGTGGATGATCCGGATCCACTGGTCCAGACTGCCGCGGTCGTACATGTTCTGGACAGTCGTCGAGCAATTCTTGTAACCAAACTGCTTGACCACTTCAGACACCGGCCGCTCGAACTCGCGGTACAGGGTGCACACCTGGCCCTGCCAGTCGGTAGCGATGGCATACTCGCCGCAGGTCAGCGTGTAGTGGTGGATCACATTATTGTAGTCGGGGAGGAGAATAGAGGCGGACGTACCAAAAGCACCCAGCTCCTCATACATCTGGTGCAGGGAGCGGTAGGTGTTGGAGCGCTGGAAGACGGTCTGCATCAGCTGGGTAACATCGTTGAGCCAGACTTTGACCGGCTGGTACTGGTTGAGATCCGGATCGCCTGTGCTTAACCGGAACCATGGCCGGGCAGGGGATGTTGCTCCGGCCATCATTCCGGCACCAAGAACGCGAAGGGCTCGGGTGCCCGTGTTGTCGTATATGTTGTTGTGACGGCGCCAGCCTTTGTCGCGATCCTGGACGAAGTAACGCCCCGAACGGGGCAGCAAGTACTGGGTGATCTCCTGCCAGTGGGCCCACCAGGTCGCACGTTCGGACTTCAACATGCCCCACCTGGTGAAGAGCTTGTCGCGCGTCGGGGTCTTGGGATTCGATTGTGCGTCGGATGGGAACTGGGACATCTTAACCTCCCAGGAGGCTGGTCTTGCCGAGCGATACGGCGTCAGCACCAGCGCCTTGCGGGCCTGTCAGCATGGTGCCGGATGCTCCGCCCTTGGCTGCCTGGCTGGCAGCGGACATGATGGCGTTGACATCAGGGCGCTTCTGGTTGGCGCGGTTGGAAGCCTCATCGGCCAACTTGGCGTTCTTATCGGCTTCGGCTGTCGCTTTGTCCTGGGCTGCCCGCTGATCCTTGGCGGCCTCGTTCTGGGCGTATGCTGAGTACGCAGTGGATGCAGCGGCGACCCCGGCTGCGATCAGGATTGCTGTTGAAGTGGCGACTGGCATGCTATATCTCCTTTGTATGGGTGCGTTCAGCGGTATGGTATCCCATACGCTCGAACAGCGGCCCGGCTGGGTAATCTCCATTTATACGCATATCGCACAGGCTCACGAATGATGCGCCGTTGTCCTTCGCCCACTGCTCGAAGGCCTTGACGAGACCTATCGCATGTCGGCCGCCCCGGTGATTCGGATCGACCCACCATGCCAGCTCGCCGGCGATCCTGGTGGACGGTGCGTACCATACGGGAGAAATAGCCCCGCAGATCGCTCCGGCTATCCGTCCGTCTACCTCGCTGACTAACGTCACCCCGCCCATATTCCACAGACCGATCAGGAACTGTTCGGTGCTGGCGGCGGAGTATTCCACGTCGTATGGTGCGTACTGGGCGAACTGCTCACCCATGGCCAGTAGCCGCGGCATATCTTCCAGGGTAGCTTTTCGGATGGTCACACTCTACCTCCACCTGTCTATTACATGGGTACGTCTTTTTTCGTCCATGTCATATGGGTTGTAATCCCTGGTCTTCGAGCTGGCGAACGGGGACATTTTAGCAACTGGGTATGCAAAAGTAAGAGCCAGGGCATCAGCGCGGTCGGGCGAGCGCCCGATAGCCTGCTTGACCATGTCCTTCTCAACGATGCGGAATTTATCCTTGTGGTACGAGAAGGTTATAGCGAGTAGCTCCTGTTTCAGCTTCTCGTCCTTCGGTAGTGCACCGCCCTCTTTTACCCACTTGGCCAGTTCAAAAAACATCTCGCTGCGCTTGTTGAAATACCGCGGGTCAAGCGGCGCGCCACTGAACTTGACGCCAACAACATCGCTACCGAGCTGGCGCATCGCGTCGATTACTCCGGCGCCGTAACCGCCCGTCTCATCTATCATGAACGCATCCGCATCATAGGTCTTCTGCTCCTGGATGAACTGCGAGGCCACCAGCATTGTATCCGGTATCCTCATTCCCCGCAGCGGGTAGGCCATCAGCCCTTGCCGGCGGGCAATCATGCTCTCGTCGTCGCCCTCGCGCGCCACATCGCCGCCCAGGACAACAGCAGCGTGCTGAATGTTCTCTACGGAATAATGCCTAGCCATCGCCGCTTCGATCTCGTCGATGCCCAGCAGCGCGTTGAACCCAGTCGGCGGGAAAAGCCCCAGGATTGTGGCCATTACCCACGGGTTATCGCGCCCGTAAGCGTCAATCATGGCTTGGGCGTGCTCTACAGATACCCGCGGGGTGCGCTTTGGATCGTCGGGGTCCGCGGTGATGGTCACAACATCCCAGCCGCCCCCTCCGCACGATTCGTGCAGCAGACCTGTCGTACTAGTCGGGTTTCCGGCTTGCAGCACCGCGGCGTCCACAGGCGAGCCGGTGAAGATCTGGCTGGCAGCGCGGCCCACAGAGACAGGCATATCGCCCGTTTCATCAAGCAGGATAAATGGAAATTTGGAATGAAGACCCGAGAGCGCTCGACCTATCGCTTCGGAATCTGCGTCCTTCGCAAAAGAACGGGCGGATAAGAACCACGTTTCGGGGTGGTCGTTTGCGTATATGTTGGATTTTGTCCAGGTGAATGCGGACCTGAGAAACTCGCTACGGTTCATCCACTTAGCAAGCTCGGCCCAGAGGTTGTCTTGCAGGTTATCCTTCGTGATAGAGAGCGCGGCACCTTTCGGGTGTTCGCCTGGAGCGGCGAAGCAGGCCAGACGATGCAGACCCATCCAGGCCAGCGTGGCTGATTTACCAGGACCGGTGCAAGCCTTCATGCATAAAAGGCGCTTCGGGTTATAGCTACCTCCGAGCGCCCCCATTGCGTCTACTTGCCAGGCGTCGAGATCAACGCCGAAATTGTCAACTACAAATTGCGCGGGGTTCTCTCGCCATCTGCGGATTTTTTCCCGCGCCTGCTGAACCTTGTTGTTCATCCGCCAGAGACGAGCGACTCCAGGGTGACGCCCCCGGAATGCTCCACCTTATCGGTAAACAGCTTCAAGTGTTTTCCGAGCAGTTCGAGCGAACCGCGCTTATCCCAGAACTTGATTTCGGACGTATGCTCAACCTCCACCGGGTCTGTTCCTGGGATACGACTGGTCACCACCTTGATCGATGAGACCGCGGCGGCGATGTCATCAGGGAGTATAGAAACGGGTAGCAAACGGCCGTCCGCATCGAACAGCTTGCGGATGTCTCCGAAGGCGAGTTTTGCGATTTCCTTAATCACCATCTCGGATGTGATCTCTGTCTTCTGAGATCTTTTGTCCATCTCCTTCTGGATCTCGGAGGCTATTTCAAGTTTTTTTAAGTTTTGTTCGCCTATTTGTCCGGCGGTTTTTTCTGAGTAGCCAGCACGAATCGCTGCCTGTGTGGCATTCAGATCTACCAGATATTCTTTTACGAACATCTCTTGTTTAGGAGTCACTTTATCACCCACTTCTCGGCGGTCTGGTTTCGTCTCTCATACCGGCAGAGCTTGGCTATCGTAAATATCGGGATCCCGGTTTTCCTGCTGATCCTCTCATAGCTCCAGCCGTTGTCCTCATGCAGCCCTCTGATATAATCTACGCGCTCGTCAGAGATGGTTGAACGCGGATGGGTTTCCCCAATCCGTCTCCCATTCTCATTCACAGCAACGTAGCGCCTCTTCACTTCTTACCATCGCAGGCTTCAGCTTTTTCCAGGAGCTTTGCCAGTGTCTCCGGGCCCAGGCAATATGCGGGCCCCTGTACTGTTACTGACTCGGAAGGTGAGATCGATTGGATTGTGTTCCCTTGCAGGACCACTGTCCTCTGATGGGAGCAGCCGGTCAATACGTTCATTGACAGCATCAACATTCCCGTCAGCAATATCGCGACGCCCTTGCTGGATATCCTCATCACGCTTTTCCTCCATGCGGTTCGGGGCGCCGGCATAGTACTGCTTCAGCACCAATGCGATGATGCCGATGGCAGCCGCTATGGCAGCGCCCCACTCCATTAAGCCGATGGATTGACTTTGTTGGTAATGTAGCCGAAGACCGCAATGCCGACAGCCGATACCAGCTGCCAGATTGTAGTTGAAGTCCAGGTGCCCTGGGCTACCTCGACAATGGGCATGGCAGCAGTGGCCGCAGCGATAATCAGTCCGAGTATGGTTGTTGCCAGATCCTTGTTGAGCACGCATCACCTCCGAGTGGTATTGCTTCCTTTCTCCAGCAACATAATTACGTTGTCAATTCTTTTTTAATCGTGAATGCAGTTTTATATAAATCTCCGTATTTCGGTTTGAGTCTCATGTCGAAATAGTCGTAGTCGTCCAGGTCCGTCTCGCTCAGATGATCCGCACCGACGGATGACTGCCAGCCCGGATAGGGATCAATCCGCACGACGTGTCCGCCCGCTGCCTGGATTGCCCTGGCTTCGTTACGGTATCGCACGTCGTCTACCAGGACGATCCCCTCGCCCGCTTTGTTGAGCAGCTGCTTGACCCAGTAGTCCGGATCCACGCGCCGGCGTTCTGCTCCCCACCACTGGAGGAGCTCACGCAACAGCATGGACTTGAATCCTACCGGGATCATCATGGACGCCTTGGCTTCCTGGTCGGTCATGGTGCCCATGGGTATTCCGAAATGTTCCTTTACTTCCTGGCGCAGGGCGTCGGCAAACGACATCACCTCTCCCCCGAGTGTCTTGACCAGGTGCCGGGCCAGGGTAGTCTTTCCGGTCCCCATCTTTCCGCTTATGCCGATGATCACTTGATAGCCTCCTCGAATTCATGTTCTTTGTCGTGGCACTTCTTGCAGTACACCTTCAGCCGGGACGGATCGCACAGGAGCATCTCATATACCTGGTCGATCAATTGCTCCCAGACGATGCCATCCAGGTGATGCACCTCGAGGGATACTTCCTTCCCCTTGGCCACGGATTGTTTCGCCCCGCATTCCTCGCAGCGGTTCCCCTCCCGTTTGAGTGCGGCGGATCTCTCCCTGGATCTCAGCCACAATTGTCGGAGGGCGGCCCTCACTTTCGAGCGGGGCGTCCCTGCCATCTTTCTTCCCATCGATTCATTCCTTTCGGTTCATCAGGTGTTCATCAAGTTCATCACCCTATAGGTGTGATGAACGTGAATGAACTGTTCACCCGTTGTTCACTAGAGTTCACTAAAGTTCACTAAAGTTCACTAAATCGGCCTGTTTTGACCGTTCTGTAAAAAGAGCCATCTCCGCTAAAACGGGCTATCATCTTCAACTAGCCGATATCGACCCAGTTCATTGACAATCAGGCCCGCATCAAGGAGCTCTTGCTCGGCATTCTTCATGGCATTTGCCTTGCCGGACTTGCTAATATCAGTTCCTAACTGTACATAAAACGAATCACGCCACTGCTCCCGTGAAACGGCATCTCTACCGCTTGTGCTGATCTCCATCTTGAGCACTTCGAGCGCCATGACGGACCGAGCTTTCAGTTTTTTAGTCGGATCGGTCCTGTTTCCGAACCCGTCTGAGACCACTACAGCCGAGCTAATTCCGTCCGCGATTTCCACGTTCTCGAGGTGGTACATCAGGGGCATTGGTTCCTCGCCCTCTTTTTGTTTTTTGCATTCCAGCTTCAATCCGTCCGTCTTAAACTCAAAATCAAGTGCGCCTTTGATGGCCGAGGTCCCCCTGGAGCTATCTTTATTTTGCTTCCCGGAGTGATGAATAATCAGAGCGACACAATTAAATGCGTCCCTCATGTGGTCGATGGCGTTGACAAACTGGCCAAAGTCCTTGGCGCTGTTCTCGTCTGATTCGGAAGGGAGGTGGCGGGCCAAGGTATCGATAATGATCAAGGCCGGCAGTCCATACTGCTCGGTCAGATGTTTGATCTCTGTAATGAGCCCCCGTGCAGACTGGGGAGTAATCTCGATACGCAGATCCGATACATGGAGCATTCCTGGCTGCAGTACCTGGTTGTGGTACTTGAGCCATGCTTTGATCCGCCGTGGAATACCGGCCTTTCCTTCGCCGGCGAAATAGAATACCGGGCCTTGTGTTACCATCTGCCCCATCCATGGGGTGCCGGTAGCAATAGAGCAGGCCAGGTCGATAGCAATAAATGATTTCTTAGTGCCGGGATCTCCGAAGATCAGCCCGGTGGTGGGCGTCTCGATGAAGTCTTGCACCAGGTAGTTGATGACGATCTCTCTGCTGATCAGCTCGGTGGCGTCGATGAAGCGCGCCTTTTTTGTAGACGGGTGATCCGTTTCCTCGAAGGCTTCGAATACTTCGTCAGCGTTGAACGGAAGATCAATACGATCCCCGGTGCGGTCGGTATATTCTTTGACCATGGAGCGCATGGTGATGGATCTGCTGGTGGACTCAAAGGTGCTCCACTTATCGCGGCAGGCTTCCATGCTGTATTTATCGGATTGAAACGACCACTTGTCCCAGAGCTCCAGGCCCTCGGCGGATCCTCCCGTTTCGTGGTGGACGGCCATGCCTACCTTGACCCAGTTGTCGTAGTCATTATAGCATTGAACCGACAGCACCTTCTCGATCTGATCCGGAGTAATGCCGATAGGTACGGAGGGCGCGATACCTGGCGCGTCTTCTTGGTCGCCATCAATACCACCGCCGATCTGGATCCAATCAGGCTGGACGATTTCAGTCTCGAAGCGCCGGATTATCTCTCGGGCTTTCTCCAGGGTGAGCTCCGGCAGATCTTCCCGCTTGAAGTCAAACAGGTCGAACATGTCCCAGGTGTACGGATTGCCCGTATCCGGGTGATTGGCATACGCGACATATTGCTGCCCTGCCCCCAGGATCTCGATCTGGTGGGTCTTACCGTCCGGCGCCTGATATTTATTTGTCTTGAGCTTTGTAAAGGGCTCCGAGGTCTTAAACGGTAAAAGCGCTTTCGGTGGGTTGCCCACCCGGCAGAGTGGATTGTCCAGGCCGATGATGGAATTGACCAGGCGGATACTTTGCTCAACGATCAGCTCATCCTGGCAATCAATATCGACAGCCGGACAGGTGCGGCAGCGGATCCCGACGCCGTAGCCTGATTTGCCGTTAGCGGCCCAACGATCCACTACGTCCGCGGTGATCTCCATCTCTTGCCAGTTAGCAATCCCCTTTGGATACTTATATCCCGGGGCGATAGGAACCGGCTCGAATCCGGCTGCTAAAAGGGCGGGTGCATATTCCATAAAGTATCCGCTCACAGTGCCTCCCCGTGCTCGAAGCGAGCAGTCTTGGCTCGACGTACTGCAAGCATATACCGATCCCCGCACATCTCCGGATCAATCGTCCCGTCCTCATTTTCATAGCCCGGCGACCAGAACATGCGGTCCTCGCCGATGGCCTGGTCGATCAGCGGGCAGCCAGCCGACATACATATCTCGCCATCGTAGAAGTCAACGATCTGGTAAATACGCGCGGCCGGGACTCCTTCGGCCAGCCACATGGCCTGCTCTGATTCTTTGGCGAACTTGATCGCCTTGGTGAAGTCTCCACCGTCCGGCTTGACTTCGACGTACATTCCCCCGCAAAAGGTAGGGAGCCAAAAGTCCGGGAGATAGCAAGTGCCGTCAGACATGCGATAGCCTTCCGGCTCGTATTCCCACTTGATTCCTAATGTGTCAAAAAAGATTGCCCAGCGCGCCTCAAGCCGGCTGCGGAATCGGCAACCGTTGTAGTGTGTTTCAATAGGCCTGACATTCATGTCCGCCTCCTCTTCTGGTGTGTTATGCTGCACTCTTAAATAGTGGATTGTTTGTCCGCAGATCGACAAAGCACCACTGCGCCCTGGGGATGTCGTAACCAAGCCCCCTGGCCTCGGCCTCGAGCTTGACGGCAAGCGTCGGATGGCATATCTTCCGGCCAGCCATGATGTCGCTTAGGTAACTGGCAGGAATATCAGCCATCCTGGCGAGCCGGGATTTGTCTCCCCGCTCCCATTTCTTTTTCTGTTTCATCCTCTTCTCCTTTCGATGAAAATAGCACTTGAGTTTTCTCTGACGAGAGTATATGAGAAAGGCAGGTACGTCAAGCCATAAACTTCCGTCGAGATCATCTAAAATAAAATTTCACACCACAGAGAAAAATAGTTGACACCCTACTCTTGTAGTGGTAGTTTGTGGCTACCTTTACACGGAGGAGGGTATCAATGAAAAACATTATCGCAATCATAGTAGTGGCAATCGTCGTCAATATTTTGGCGTACCTGTTCGTCGAGGCCTGGGACAAGGAGTGCCAGATCCGCGAACAGCACCAGCAGAAGTATTTCAACATGCTGCTCCAGGAACGAGCAGCCAACGAAAGGAGGTAGTACATGTTTGAGCACCTGATGCAATTGTTGGAACGCTGCGTCGTCGCCCTGGAGAGGATCGCCGACCAGAAAACGCCGGATGAGATGGCCCAGCTGGTAACAGCCCTTCATGAGAAGTACTCGGTGAACCCGCTCGAGCCGGGCAATGACGTGGTCGTCTATTCCAGCCCGGCTCCACAGGCCGAGGAGATCGACGAGGAAGAGCCGGCAGCCGGCGACGAGTACGTCGTGGACAAGCCGGAGGAGTGGACCAAGGAGTGGGCGATGCAGGCCGAGGAAATCATCCAGGATCCGCATCCGTCCGAGCGGGCCATGGAAGAAGCCGATGCCGCCCACCTGCGCCGCGAGTCCGTAAAGGCCGCTCTTCGGAAGTACAACAAGAAGTTCAAAGAGAGCTCGAGGACCGAGACTCTTGAGAAGATGCTGGAAGAGTGCGAACGGCTGCAAGAGTGCGAAGCCCCGCCCGCTATCCAGGCCACCAAGGAAGATGTCCGCGCTGCCTTGGTTACATTATCCGCCGCCAAGGGCAAGGACGCCGCCATCCAGATTCTGAAGCAAGTAGGCGGGGCCGACAAGCTCTCGGACATCACGGAAGACAATTATGGAAAGATCCTGGAGGCCATCCATGCGAGCGTTTGAATTGATCAGCCGGTTGACCAAGCTCGTGGCCGAGCACGGAGACATGCCGGTGCTGATTGACAAGTGCGGCCTGCATTACATCGGTGAAGTGGACGTGGACACCGAGAACACCGGTATCATCATCTGGCCCGAGTACGAAGGAGAAAACAATGCCTAACGCCCATTCTATTCTTGGAGCATCAAGCTCCCACCGCTGGCTCAACTGCCCAGGCTCAATCCGTCTGTCTGCCGGGATGCCGAAGACCTCGAGCAA